TATATAAAACTACTGCATTATTATTATCTCCTGTTGCATTAGCACAAGTCCAATAAGAACCAGAAGTATGATATTTAATATGGTGGCAACCTATGGAATCCAATATTTGCTCCACATATTTATTTTCATATATGTAATTTTTTAATTCTTTAATATCCATTAGTCTGCCACCCATCTTTATTGTTTATTTGTTTTTCTAGCTTTAATTAGATAACCTACATTTTCCCAAGTGTTGTAATTTAAATTAATTTTAAATAGAATTATCTTATCCTTATCTCCTGCTCTATTCTTGTCTATTTTTAAAGCAAGATATTTACTAGATATATCCAAAGGTTCTCCTTCAGACTCGCCCCAAGCATTAATAGGAATATACAAATATTTATGATATTCTTCTTTATCTATCAATTTTCCAAGTGTCAACATATCACAAACATGTTTAATACCCTTTGAAGTACTAATATCGTTACTTGATAATTGAAAGATGTCAGTAAATATTGAATTATCTGTCATCTGAAATACTACATGTCCATATATTTGTAATTCATTGGTTATTTCTTTTAATCTTGTTGCTGTTTGTTTTAGTGCACTCCATTCATCATTTTGATAACCTTTTAATGTGTCATATCCATAAAATTTTATATTATAAACTATTTTTGCTTTTCTTAGTTCAAATTCAATTCTGTTTGTACTGTAGTCGTCACAAACATCTTTGAACATTACTTTATTTTTGTTACTATCAATCCAATCTGTAACTTTTTTGATTGATTGATATTCTTTACAACTCATTACTCTTGCCTTAAAATTTTCTAATGTTTCAATGTAAATACCATTTTCATCAACTTCTCTTCTAATGATTTCTCCGTTATCATCATGATAAATACCGAGTTTAATTTCTTTTTCAGGTTTGTTTATTTTAACACCATGTAACGTTTGAAACTCTTTATTATTAATAACCGTTGTAATTAAACAATCTTTCAAATCCTTTTCAGACATTTCATTACTAATAACTAGAAAATTGTGACCAAGTACCAAAGCTGTATGTGCTGCTAAAAACATAAGTTTTCTTGATTTACCTGCGTTACTTACCAGTCCTTCTAGGAACATTTTTCCTTCTCTCATACCTAAAAAATATTCATTATACATTGTCCAAGGGTACGGAACCCCAAAATCTGGTTTGTTCAAATATTCCTCTAATGCTAATGAAGTTCCTTTTGTCAAGTCAACTGCCTCTTCACCTGCATTAATAACTGTGTTAATTTTGTCTGCTTTTGTTCTAATAACCCTATAAATATCGCTAGGTGTCATTTTGTCAAAATTTTTGTGATTTAATATTTTTTCAATAGGAAAACCATTTCTTCCATATTCTCTTATTAAAGAATATTTTTTTACTGTATTAAAATAGTTTTTAACATCATTGGCATCAGCCAAATCCATAAACTTCTGAATGGTTTTCCAACCTTTATACTTTTTATATTGAAGCAATCGTTCTTCATCTTGACTCATAAATACATTCATTTTTGTTTCATTTAAAGTTTGAGAAAATGTTAAATAATAGGTCTCAAAACTATCATAAAAGAACTTGGTTACTGGATCAGAAAAATCATACTTGCTTCTCATGAAGTTGGAGTAACTAACTACTAAATCAGGATCACGCATTAATGCTCCTACCAAGCATATTTCTGCAGACACATTATTATCTTTAAGTCTAACTTCTTCGTTCAAATTTATGTCCCCTATCCGAAAATGTCATCAACCAAATCTGATAAATCTTCATCTTCACTATTACTAACATTGTTATGTTGATTTACATTTATAAAATTGGTAATATTTAAATTTGGTTGTTCGTTGTCATTCTCTACTTCTATAATTCTCTGTTTTTCCAACCATTTTAGATAACTATCGTATTTATTAATCAAAATACTCAAATCATAATTAATTCTTTGACTAGCATCCATATTTTTACCTTGGATTTTGTTTCTTTGTGCAGTTTTGTTCAACATTCCTATTTTTCTACTCCACATGTCTAAAAGATGTTCAGGGGGAATGCCATTTCCAAGAAGACCAGGAAAGTTTCCTGAGTATATGTTTGCTATTTTTTGCCAAACTGTTGTTGGGATAATTGTGATATTATAATTTTCTTGTATGAAATAAAAAATGTCCTCTTTATATATCGAGGACATTAGGTGTGTATAACTATCTTTCTTTATAGATTCAATATTGTTGTAAACATTAGTCCATTTTTCAGATATATTAACCCTTTTACTTTTCATACGTTTTTCACAAATATCAGTGAAGCATTTACTATGGTAAGTTTTTTTATCATAGTAAATTACATCACCAACATTTGTCTTGTCAATAATTATTTCATTACCACAACATCCACATTTTCTTTTAATATTAGATGTCATAATAATTACCCCTAAATTAGTTATTAAACTCTTCGAATACTTTCTTTACATTGTTTAATACTTCAATGTCATCAACATTCTTCCACATAGTAGGAAGCCCGGCTGATTCAAGTTTTTCCTTCATTACTTTCTTATTTGTTGGGCTTAATGCACTTCTCATAGAAGTCAGTTCTTTCTTCAAATCCTCAATATTGGTTGAGTTAGTATTTGTAGAATCTGTATTAGCTACTGCAGTATTGTTTCCAACAATAGAATTATGTAACTCCATAGCTTCTTTTTCATACATTTTTTGTTCTGTTTCAACTGCCTTGTCCAAATCATTCTTTAATACAAACTCTTTTCTGTCAGAGTTTTTATCAATAACTACCTGCCAATCAAGTAATGTAGGATCTTCAATAATGTCTCCGGCTTTGTGAACTTTTGTTCTATCCTTAACTACTTCTGCACAAATCTGATTTGTGTCACTATCCTGATACATATGCAAGATTGTTTTTACATTATAATCAATACCCTTAAAACTATCGTGAACTTTCTTTCCTGTAGAAACAGATACCTGCTGTCCATTCTTATCCATTTTCTGAACAGTTTCGTCTTTTTCTCTCGCAGTAAGCACAACATTAATTCCAATTGCCATTAAATCAAGTACTAAATTCTGTCCAGAATAATTTAACTTTTTGTAATCTTTGAACTCAAGATCTGCACCCTGAATCTTTACAAATCTTTCTGCACCTACTAATCCGTCTTTGTCAGCCTTAATTGTATTTCTTTTCTTAGATAATTCTAAAAGTCCCTGTTCACTTGTAAGTCTGAAGATAGATGTTCCGTCAATTAAAATGGCATCTGGGAAAAATTCTTCTCCATCTGCATCTAAAATAGGTTCGTCTGTTTCGTTTCCTTCTTCATCATATTCGTAAAATGTTTCATGATTTTTAATCTTATCAAGAATAGTAGTTAACTCCTGAAGACTCTGAGTATAGAAGATATGAACATTTCTTGTATCTACACCATTCTGCTCTAATTCATCAACTGCATCATCTACTCCACCACCTTCGGCATCTACAACTGCTACTCTAAATGGTTTCCCATCATTTCTTGTAAAATGTGCCAACTGCAATCCCAATGTTGTTTTTCCACTAAATGTAGCACCATATAATAATGTAACTAGTTTTGTCTGAATTTTATTAGCTGCTCTTGTTTTCAATTTTGTTCTCCTTTTATTTAATCTGTAATTAAAACTTGATAATTATATAAAATGTCATAAATTTTATTAGGGATAATATCTTTATATTCATCTGCTATTTTTTTTATATAATTTTCTTTAAACTTTTTATAAGCCTCAAAGGCTTCATTAACTGTGTTATAAATACCAATATGTAGGTTTTTTCTATTTCCTGTTTTCATACTAGCCAAATACTTATCATTATTAAACCAATAATAACTAACACCTATTGGAAGTGTTCCTCTTAGTGATAATGATTTTATAAAGAGTAAATTAATTCTTTCAGGTACAAGTAAACAATATTCTGGCGAATAAATGCGATTATTATGAACTAAAATATCTTTGTCAACACATAGCTGTTCATCACATTTATATTGATTGTCTAAATACCATTTTAAAAAGTTGTTAAAACATTTCCACTCTTCACATACTTCACAATTTTTATATGAAGTTGCTCTTGTATTATTTTCTGTTGCATAACATCTTGTTAATATTTTTGTCCAAATTCCATATATATGTTTGATATTGCTATCAAATTTATCGTATGTTTTTTCTCCAATATATCCTATATTTAAAACTGATTTATCATATGGATTTGAAATAGATCCATTTTTAAAATTAATATATGAAACATAATATCTATATTTATGCTCATCATCAAATTCTACAAGTACTTTTTTATTGTTTACATACTCTACAATGGTAGCTTTAGTGCCATACCTTGTGTATGACACTTCGCCAACTCTATTCGCCACTTTGGCACTCATGATTTCTTACCATACTTCTTCATCATCATCGTCAGAGACTTCTCCCCAATCGCTAGTTGATGATGAACCAAAATCATTTTCTGCCTTATTTGCATTATTAATCTTTGCAATTGCTTCCTGAACCTTTTCCTCTGTATAAAGTTCCTTGTCAATTGTTGATGGAGTTGCAC